AGAAGAATTCCCGGCCGAACTTCCTATCGAACCCTACCTGCTTGATATTGAAGCCCTGCTTCCGCATATCTAAAAACCACCGGACAACTGTCTGGTGGTCAGTGACCGGGGAATTTGTCATAGTAAGCCAACCATCGTCCTTCCAACCGAAAAGCGGGATATTATCCTCCTCCGCTTTGGCGTGTGCTGCCACAATGGGAAAAAAAGCATGGGTAATTACAATATCCACATCACCGTAAGTACCATATAAAGCAGCTGCACAAAGGTCGTGCAGCTTGGCAAGGTCGGCGCCGCCATACCACTCTATTGGAAGCTTTGCTAGTTCTTCCAGTGTCCAGTTATATTTGCGGTCGCTTGCCCGGAACTCCTCGATGTTGAAGTATGCCTTCATGGCCGATGTGTAGACATTTAGGGACTTGGCAAGAAACGATTTCCGCTGCTGTGGATCATTTTGGGCTTGCATTGCGTCATTTATCAATTCCTGGGCACTCACCGACACGTTATAATTCGGATTGGCCTTTTCATGCTCAATTGGGTTTAGATAATCAACATCTCCGTTTTCGTCTTCATCTGCTTTGGCAATGAAAACGAAAAACTGCTCGTCCTTTACTGTGCCATTAAGTATCTTCTGACAATACTTCATGCGGTTATAGCAAAAAGATGTCATGTCGTCCCCGGCTGTTGTAATACCAATGCAAAGACTATTCCGGTAAGCTTTCCCGCTTTCTTTGATAGTATTGTACTGGCTCGGACTTTTGTAAAGGTGCAGCTCGTCAAGTATCTGGATAAGCGTGTTAAGTGAGTCCATCCTGTCACTGTTACCGGCCAGGGTTTCAATCCGTAAATATCCCTCGCCCAATTCTCCGTAGATGGAATGCTCCTGGTTGTTGTCCAAAATGCGGAAGTTATTGGCTTCACCCATCTGCTGTAGGTTGTAAAGCAGGAAGTTAAAGCTTTGCAGAGCCTGTTTCAACAGCGCTCCCACTATGACGATTTCCGCCCCGGATTTCCGCTCAAGCAACCCCAGACCCCATGACAAAGCGGCAATAAACGGCGTCTTGCCGTTTTTGCGAGGCACCATGATGAAAGCCTCTTTGAACCTGCGAAGCTCGGTGTCTTTATGATAAAAACCTAATAGGTTATACACGATGAACTTCTGCCACGGCTCCAATAAAAAAGGCCTTCCGCGTAACGGACGGCCCTGCATGTCCTCTCCTTTCTGGTGGACAAATGTTTTTTCTATTATCCCAATTACGAACTCGGCATTTTTCGGCTTGAAATCATACAAAGGATTATTCAGATCATCAAGGAAACGCTGACACATCTGGATAGTCTCTACACAGGCGACCTTGCGCCCCTCGACAATGCTGCTAGCATACTCCATTACAGTGTTATAGTTTGGGGCTTTATATCGTGAGCTCATGCAGAACCCTCTCAAGCCTTGACTCTTTCTTGGAGGTGTTGTCCTTGTCTTGTATTCGCTTCAGCCCCGCTGGTGTTAACCCCAGCTCCCGCGAGTATGCTATTATGTCATCCCGTTGCTTTTCAATCGCTTGATAAAGCGGATTCTTGACAATGTTGGTTGCACCGCTTTTGTTTGTGTGCTTCACAATTATCTGCCCGCCTGTGCGCTCGTACAGGTTGGTCGTTTTCTCGTAGTCGGCTAAAACCTTGGCTAATGTGTTAATTGTATACATAAAGCTGGTATTATAAGTCCCGACTTGTTTCATCTTGTTGATAATCTGTTTCTTGTACCGCATTTCGGCTTTTTTGTAAGCATCCAAGGTTTCACCTCCCATGCTTATGTGTTCCCCCTTTACTCAAAAATCGCGCTCTATTGGAAAAAGCCCCCCCGCCCCGGTCCCCAGGGCGCTGTTTCTGCGCCTCTAGGGAGGGGGGGATGTTCTATCTGTCCACTGCTTCCCCAGTTCTGACAGCTCCCCTGTTTCCCTATTGTGCATTTTATTATGGCATGCATCGCACAAGCTTAGTATGTTCCAGGTAGCCCACTTCCACTCTGGATACTGCTCCACNGGATAGATGTGATGCACTGTTGTTGCCTGTGNAGTTCTACCGTACCTTTTGCACTCCCGACAAATATATTCATCTCGGCGCAAAGTTCTTCCCCGCAATCGCTGCCACTTGCGGGTTTTATATATGTTCATGGCATCACCCCAAAAAGAAAAGAGCCTTTCGGCTCTTGTTTTCAAATGTCATTATTAAAGCCCTATTTGATCTGCAGCATAAGTTGCTTCCTCCAAAGTAAAACCATCAAACTTTAATTGCTCTATCAATCCATTTCTCGAAAAAGCCATAATATTTAAATATTCTTTACCCTTTCTTACAGCCTGTTCCTTCCAATTCACATTCAAATTATTAACTGCATGATTAGCTTCCTCATTGCTGAAACCGTCAAATTCTAATTGTCCTATCAACCCATTTTTAGAGAATGCCATTACATTTAAGTATTCTTCAGCTTTTTTTACAGCCTGTTTTTTCCAATCAGCATTAATCTTATTTACAGCATAGGTAGCATCTTCTGTACTAAAGCCTTCAAACTCCAATTGCGCTATTAACCCGCTTTTAGAGAATGGCATAGTTCTTAAATATTGCTCGGCTTTTCTTACTGCATTTTTTTGTGACAAGGTTTCAGTTACTTTATCTTCTTTGGGTTCTTCTTTAAGTTTCTCTTTAGGTTCCTCTGTAAGCTTTTCTTCAGGTTTTTCTATTACTTCATCCGATTTAATTTCTTCTTTTCCTTCATCCTCATCTGTTTGAACGATTTCTTTTTCATCATCTAAACTCGATACAACTTCTTTCTCTGATACTTTGTTTATACTCGCTTGCTGGGCTTCGTTATCTCCGTTTCCGATACTACCAATAAATCCAAATATGACAACAACTGCTATTGTAATAAACCACCAACGTTTATAAATAGGCTTTTTGAGTTTTTCGCTCATTGTTTTTCCCTCCCTTTTTGTAATTATTTTCTCCATAAGGGAAGGTTTTCCTGCAAATGAACAGAATAAGTTTAATAATTATTGCAATTTGGGTGCTCTATCTAATTTTTTGGGAATTGTGTGGGCAGGGATTTGCACCCTGCAATCGGAACCATTCTAACAGGCTTCGATTTAATCCTGGTCCACCTGTTGTCTATGGCTGCGTCTACCTATTCCGCCACCACACAATAAACCAGCATTGGCAAATATTTGCCTATACATATTATACCACAATTAAAGATGCCAGCTTTTTCTGCAGCTTTTAGCCTTGCATGACCTGCTAATATATACCCATCAGCTGACACAAGAAGACGCATCTTGGAATCACCGATCCTAAAAATTTATGGCCGATAATAAAACAAATATAATAATAGCAGCCGAATAAGGCTGCTTTTTTCATAGAAAAAGAGCCCGGAGGCTCTTTTAATCAATATAATTTTTTATTAGCGATGTTTGTATTCATTGTAAGTATATCTTTTTAATTTGTGGTCATACTCAACCACTAAATACTTTCCATTGCCTAAATCTAATCTGATTTCTGTTTCTAATATTTCTATATCGCTCTTATTTTGTGTAGAAGGGCCAAATGTGCTAAATTTTGGCGAAGTCTCACCAGGTAAAACTATATCATAACTCGATAAATATGTTTTTTCATTTTTATCTTTTAATAAAATTGTAGCGCTATAACTCAATATTGGAAGGCCAGTATTATTTTTGTAGGTTGCTTCCATGTATACATTACCGATACTATCTGGCTTAAGTATTTTTATATCTAATGGTATTTGATCTATGGTTACTTTCCCTACCTCCACTGCCTTATCATTTATGCTTACTGTCCTGGTCGCCTGGTTCCAACCCACTTCTTTGCCTAGCATTTCTGCTACAGCCCTTAGAGGCACGTAGGTCGTCCCATTATACAAAATATTATCTACTTCAACTATCTTCCCATTCACTTCCAGATTTACTGAATTAAATACCACTTTGATTGTTTTCTCTAGACTAGCCGCCATAGCGACAGAGCTAAATAATATTACTATTACAACTACACCAATAATAAAACCCTTCAAATGTTTTTTCATAAAAATTCACTCCTTTCCCCTTTTTTCATAGTATTCGGCAAAAGGAGGAATTCTCCTGCAAGTGCCAAAATATTTCGCACCCGGCCCCACCCCTGCCTCCTGGTGCGCTCACCCTCCGGCTCGTGCCGGCGGCCATGTCACCCAAAACCAAAAGCCGCCCTCCCGGACGGCTCCTCAGTATACATTATAAACTATCTCCCCTTAAAAGTTGTCGCAGAAAAGTCGCAACTAATGCCGACCTAGCATACCGGTCCAATAATCACACCATTCTTGGATGCTTATATCCTGAAGTTCATCAGTTGAAAGATCAACTTCGCCAGCTTTGTATTTTTCTTCCCAGTCTTTCAAAAAGAGTTTTAATGCATCATGCCCATTGTAAGCTACTACAACATGCCTTCCAGGCGTTGCTTTTCTACACTTGAATTCTAGTATATAACATTTTAAGCTCTTTAAATCTTTTATTTTGTTTTCCATAATTTCAATCATCTCCTTTTTTGCTATGTAATGATGTGTCATTTTTTTTTGACCTCTTACGCTGCTGCCGATATCCTAACTTCTGCAGCCGCCGGTCTATAATTTTCCGTTCCCAGTACTGCTGCTCTGCAGTTTTAAAAAAGCTACAGCCTTGGCAAACTTTTTCCTTTAGTGCTATGCATTCATTACCGTTGTCAAATGCACAAGGTTCTGGCATCGTCTTTTCCGGATCGGCTAACCAACTAATACAACTTTCAATATCGTCAAAATTCTCCGTCCAGGCCTGGCCAGTACTATTGTCGATCCCCACATATTTTTCGTCCTGACATAATGCCATAAATAATCCAATGGGCTCCCTGGTCTCTATAATTTTCATGGCCAGCTCTTGGGTGACTTCACACACCTCGTAGCCTGCACCAACTGCAAAGCCTTTAACTCCATCCACCGTGATCACGCTCCTTACATACCTCCGTAATAAACCGCAAAGCCGTAACAACCACATGAGCCGCTTCCATACGCATCTTGTCCATATCCCCCTGCCGTTTAAATACTTCTTGTTCCAACTCCCTTACCTCTTCTAAAATGTACGCCAGTGCCTCATGTGCCGAATTGCGCCGCTCTGGATATTTCTTTATTGCTGCAACGTATTCGTCTATAACAAAATACATTGCTTGTATTAATCTTTCGCCGTCCTCTATAAGCAGTAGTTCTTCCACTAACCTTCAACCTCCTTTGAGTTTCAGGATTGTCTTTTGCAAGATGGGCATTTGGCCCTTCTGCAGTTTCAATACCACCCTAACCTTTCTGCCACCCCATATACAAACCCCGACCGATACCGGTGAAACGTCGCCCTATCCACGTTCAGCACCTCCGCCATATCGTCC